TCCGGCGAGTCGTCGGCCAATCCGTTCAGCCTGTACTCAAGGCGATGCGCGCCGAGGTGAAGTCGATATCGAAAACCATGGCCAAGGCGCTGCACGTCAACGTGCGGATCTATAAGCGGCAGAAAGTCGCGGTGGCTGTCATCGGTATCAAGAACTCACCCAGCGTGCGGGCGCCCTACAGTGCGGCGAAGAATCGCAATCGCGGCAAAGAAGGTTCGCGCGGAATTCACGACCCGCGATTCACGTTTCACTTAGTTGACCTCGGCACAAAACCGCACATGGCTAGGTTTTTCGGCAAGGCATTTTTCATGCACCCCGGCACGCAGGCGCAGAACGTCCGAAGTGACGCACTGCAAGTCGCTGGCAACGCCGCATCCAGCGCGTACCAAGTAGCATTGCAGAAGGCAGTGAACGAGGTAATAGGATGAAGCCGGAGCAAGCCATAGCGCAGTTGCTTGAAGCAGACGGCACCGTTGCCGCCGCGTGCGGCACGCGCATCTATCCGGGCTACGCGCCGCAGAATGCCGCGTTTCCATATGCTGCGTTCGGACGTGAGAGCACGGACCTTGACCATCACTTGCTCGGCACGTCGGGCCTGTACCTCGTGCGGATTGGCATCACGTTCTACGGCCAGCAGCGGCTGGCACTGGGCGTAATAGCCGAGGCAGCAAAGACCGCGCTTGACACCGTGAACGACCGCACGACGGTGGCGGGCATCAACATACGGCGGCTCTGGCTTGAAGACATGGCCGAGTCTCAAATTGAATTAGCAGACGGGACCGGGCGACCGGTTCACGCAATTTCGCAAACCTACAGCATGCACTATAAGGAGGCCTGATAATGTCAGCCGACGTCGGAACAGGTTCAACAGTTGTCTTTGGGACCAGCGCATTTTCCGCTGATATCATCGGCATCAACATCTCGGGCGTTACGCGTGAGACCTATAACACAAGCCACATGGGCACGACCAACGCGCACACCTTCGGGCTTGTCGATTTGGTTGACAACGGTACGCTCGAATTGGAAATCGCATGGGTGCCTGGATTGGTTCCTCCGATTCTCACCAACGGCGCCATGGAAACCGTAGTCCTGACTTTTGGCGGTACGGGCAGCACGTGGACTTTCAGTTGCGGACAGACCGAGCTGGGTGTCGTCGTCCCGCTTGAAGACAAGATGACAGCAACTTGCACATTCAAGATTTCCGGTTCTATCAGCCGGAGCTAACCATTCCCGGAAGGAAATAACATGTCACTCAGCAAAGACGAAATCCTAGCAGCAGGCGCGAAGTTTAAGACCGAAGAGATCGACGTGCCCGCGCTTGGCGGTACGGTGTTCATCCGCGAAGTCAACGCGCGCGAGCTTGACCGAATCCAAGTTATGTGCGGCCGCATCGGCTCGGGCAGCGACCAGGTGAAGTTGTTCCGGGCCGAGTGCTGCGCGTACTTCATTAGCGACGCCGATGGCAAGCGTCTGTTCGGCGACAACATGTTCGAGCGCGTGGCTAACCTGAACTCGCAGGCCATTGATGTGATTATGAAAGCCGGACTCAGGCTGAACGGATTGGCCGACGACTCGCCGGACGTTGTGGAGCAAGAAGTAAAAAACTGAGGGACAGTCCACTGCGAATGTTCATGCATTCAGTGGGCGCTCACTTAGGCAAGTGGATATGGGAGGTGGAGGAGATACCCGCCTCCCGATTAGTTGAATACATGGCCGCGTACCAGATTGCCCCGTGGGGCGATGAGCGCGCGGACCTCAGGGCGGGATACGTTGCCGCCACCCAGTACAACGTAAACCGGCAGCGCGGGCAGAAGGCGTTGAAGGTGTCGGACTTCGTGCCGGACTTCGGGCCGAAGAAAAAGCAGACGGCGCAGGAGATGGAAATGCTGTTTGATTTGTTCGCGCGCGGACACAACGCGAGGTTAAATAATGGCTAAGGTCACCAGACTGAACGTGATGATAACGGCAAGCACGAAGGGCTTGTCGTTGGGCATCAACAAGGCGCAGGGGATGCTGCGTGACTTGAACCGCACCGCTACCGGCGTGAAGCGCGACATGGGCAAGGCGTTCACCGGTATCGGCAGCATGGCCGCGCGCGGCTTTACTGCGCTAGGCGCTGCGGCCACGGCGGCGGCTGGCGGGCTGGCGTACCTAACGAAAAAGTCAATGGACGCCGTTGGCGATACCAACGACTTCGCAAAAAGCCTTGGCCTGACATACAACCAATTACGCGCTATTCAGTTCGCAGCACAACAAGCGGGTGTGGATGCGGGGGCCCTGAATGCTGCATTTGCGAAAATGTCAGACACACTGGGCACTGCGTTCGGCGGCGACAAGGCAGCAATACAGGCGTTTGAAAAAATAGGACTGAGCGTTGCGAAGCTGGCGCAGATGTCGCCAGCGCAGCAGTTCGAGGCCATCGCGCAGGCCATCAATAAGATAGAAGATCCCAGCGTGAAGATGGCGGCAGCGCGCGACATCTTCGGCAAGTCGGGAGGCAGGCTGATTGCATTGTTCGAGAATTCAGGACAGGCAATTAACCAAGCAGCAGCTACGCTGGGATTGTTCGGCGGACAGTTAACGCAATTGGACGTTGAAAAAATTGACGCGGCCAGCGATTCGCTGTTCACTATGGGTATGATTCTAGAAGGCGTCGGCACCCAACTTGCGCGCGTAGTTTCTCCTTGGATTCAACAGGTTACGACAGACACTATTGCGTGGGTGGCGGAAATGGGCGGCGTCGGGCCTGCGGTAGACGCGGCTGTAAATGTCACGCTTGCCAAGCTCGACGAGATACTCAATAAGCTCGACGCTATCAACCAGAAGTGGAACTCGTTCATCGGTGGCGCGCAGGGCATCATCGGCAAGGGCTTTGCAGCAGCGGATGAGTTCGGCAAGAAGTCAACTTATGGACAAGCGATCACAGCCGCCGAACAAGAGGCCGAACTAAATAGGCGTGCTCAGATGATACCGGCACACAGGCGTGAAGCGTTCAAGGCGGCTGCGCGCGCACAGGGCGGCTTTGCTCCCGATAGTTCATTCAGTGCTGGCAACCTTGCCGAAGGATTCAGCGGCGCGGCTGGCGAACGTGCAGCGGTGGAACCGCGCATGAACATAGGCGACCGCTTCGCAGGATGGCGGGCTAACGCGGAAGGCAGAGGCGTGGCGCAGCAGATGCCAGCGGCCACCCGCACGCGCGACCGCGAAGACCCGGCGCTACAAGTCCTACGCAACATCGAAGCCAACACCGGCAAAAACAAAATAGCATTCGCGGGATAATCACATGGCCGTAGTAGCAGATTTAGTCAACACCATAAACGTCGTGGAGCAAGAAGGCGTTGTCGTCTCCATGACCCGCGTGTTTATGGTGACCGGCCTTACCGCTACCGGCCTGCCCACGCCGCAGCAACAGGCGTTCGTTACCAGCGGCATCCCGCAGCACGGCGACAGCGCGCCGGGCAACACGAATCTGAAAGTACACCAGCGCCAGTATGAGATGGTGCAGGACACACCCACGGCGGCGATGGTGACCGTTGACTACAAGACCGTGGCGGACTGGGCGAACTCGTTCGTATTCTCGGGCGGCAGCAGCATTCAGCAGCGGCAGACCGACGTGGACCGGCTGGGCAACCGTATTCAATTGTCGTGGACATACCCATCAGACTACCCAGACACCGCGCTACGCGGGCAGGTGTACACCACCGCCATCAACGAATCCGTCACAGAGTCAAACCTAACGCTGACCGCGACCGGCTCGCTATACGTGGATTACCCAAACATTATCTCACTGGACTGGTCAAACAAAGTCAACTCAACCTTCTGGGCAGGCGCGCCGCCGTACTACTGGAAGTGTTCAGGCTGCACGTTCCGAGGCCGCGACATTGGCTTGGGCCGCGCGCACCTATGGGAGTTCGACTGGACGTTTGAATTTCACCCGCAGTCGTGGGCCGTCGTGGCGAAGATACGCGACCCCGCCACGGGCAACGTGCCGGACGACGTGGTAGACGGCGTTGGCATCAAGACCGTTGACTGGTACTACACCAAAGACTTCAACTCGATATTCGGTAACACCTGATGTACGACAAAGACCCCAACCAGCGCACGCGGGCACCCGGTTACGGGCAGGCCATCACGTCGGCCGACCTGCGGAAGATCGTGGCGCTGGTGCTGCAATGCGTAAAGGGCGATGGGCAAACCATACTGGTTGAGCGTGCAGGCCAAAGCGTAATAGTAAAGCTGGCGGCTGGTGCGCGCGGCGCGGGCGGTGGGGGTGGCAGCGGGCCGACGATATGGTACACGGCAACGACGAAGGCCGGACTACCCGACGCGGCGGACAGCATAGTCTCAACCGCGCTTGGCCGCGTGACGGCTGGCACATTGCAGGGCGCGTGCTTCGTGCGGCACCCGACTACAGACGACTGGGTGTCGTTCACCCACTTGGAATAACGGAATGGCTTGGACGTATCCGACATATGCAAACACCTACGCGATAGGCACGAGCGGCTCTATCAAATACGGGATGTTTGAACTTGGCCGCGCTATCAACGAGCGGCAAGGATACCTCGGCATCACGAAGACTCAGTGGTACAAAGCGGACGGCACGCAGGCGGCGGACATTGCGATCACGGATTTGGTTGGACTGCAGATAGCCAGTGCGAACTACAAGACAAACATTGACCGGATATACACCGCCATCCGCGCCATGGCTTCGTCATTCAAGGAGTCGGGAACGTCGTTGACATCCTACACGACCGGCACACTGGAGACGGCTATCGGCGCGACGTTGACGCCCACGCTGGCGAACGTGAACATATTTCAGGCGTCATTGTTTCAGGTGGCGCAGGATGCGCTGGACCTGCTGCTTTATATTGCGAAAACCGAAAGCGTATCGACGGGAGCCACGTCGGATTCAGTGAATGAGGAATTCTCTGGCTCGTATCGTTCCGGCATTTCTGACCCGCCGTCTGGCGAACTCGACACGGCGCAGGATGCATGGGACGAACTGGGTGCATACACGTATTCGGCTGGGCAGTATAAAGGATTTAGCGTAGACGTACATAGATATGAAGATTTATTGTACGGCACTGAGTTTGACGCCAGCCGCACGGTAGGTTCCCAAAACGTCGAAGTCGATTTCAGTTCATACGGATTTACAGGCAACGCAGAATCGACGTGGTATCGTGTTAGCTGGTCCAATGACTTCGACAGTGATTGCGACTGGAGTTTCGGCGGTGCTGGCGGCACGGCGCTGGCGACGGATTCTGGTTCGCTTGTCTACTACATTGGCACCGACATCCCGCTTGATTCGCTTGTCACCATATCATTGTCAACGGACTACGACGCATCGGCTACAGTGCCAGCAGGGACTTACTCAAGCCCGACTGATTCATTGGTTCTCAACATCACACCCAACCAGTGCGTCTGCGTTATTGACCTCAGCCCCTACCTCACGGACCAAGCCTAGCCATGCCAGTGACACCGACAGCCACCCGCGTAGGGACATACGCAGTCCGATACGATTGGACCGGTACCGCGCCGTTTGACGTGTGGCGCGACGGGCAGCTTGTGCTGGACAACACGACGGCGACGACGTACACCGCGCAGACCACTGACGGCACCAGCAACCCGCTACCCGCGATTGA